AGGTGAGCGCAGAGAATGTACTTTCCGATCCATACTCAGAGTTGATTACATAGAAATTGAATGGGATAACATCATTTCCCGTGAATACAAGCTTCGCCTTCCGATTCTGGAATCCAAGGATTAGAACATCTTGGTTCGGTGAAGATGTGACCAGCGCCTGTCCATATCCGGCAGTGATGTAACCTCCATATCCAGGGATATCTTCGAAGTAAGCAGACGGGATGGCCGATTGATTTGTTGGAGTCAGAATCGCTTCGTAAGTTGCTGTAACTAGGACATCTGCTGTAGGGGTGACCGTATCATAAGCAAAAGATGCTGTGTAATAAGGAGTTCCATCTTGAGAGTAGATGATAGTATCTTGCAAATAGATTTGACTTCCGGCAGATGAGGTTTGAACTACCGGGCCTAGAAAGAGAAGACGATCTTTGAAAGGAACGATCATCCTCGCTCCAACAAGGTAATATTGTGCCGGAGGGAGATCAGCTACGGAAAAGGTGGTGTTTGGGCCAGAGATGAGTGGGGGTGAGAAATTTACCCATCCAGCGTTGGTCATGAAAGCCGGTGGGATGGCAGAAGATGTAGGAGGGCCATCGTAGAAACGGATGCAATCTTTAGTTGCATCGGCATTATTTGTTAAATACTGAGCTATCCCTCCAGTTCCATTTGTCGCAATAGTAGCTAATGGAAATTCAACGACCACGTTATTTGCGTCAGTAACGGTGATAACGTATCCAGTCTGAAAATTTATACCAGTCGTCGTCGCCACTTCATTTACAAAAACAAAATCTCCGACTACTAATTTGTGACCTGTAATTTGCAATGTGGCAGTAGCTGGAGGGCCACCAGATACGACTGTGACAGATACAATTGGTTTATATTGCATCCCAATATTGGTAATATCGAATGGGACAGTTATCCCATTTGTTGCCCAAAGCGCTCCTTCATAATTTGTTGTCCAAAACTGTTGGTAGTTTTGTCCATTCCAATGTAAAGGAGTCCATATACCCTTCTGGCTATAACCAGGATAAGTAGGAGTAGCCGGATTCTTATAGAAGCTTATATCGTATATTGCATAAGGATAGGTAGGACTGATGTTGTAACTATAAGTTGTGTCAAAACCTAATGTCCCAGGGAATTGATCTGCGGGAGGCTGGAAATCGCGTAGTCCCATCACTGGAAGATCGGGATAATAAATGAATGTAGCAGCGGTGATAGTGTCCGTTGCTCCAGCAACAATTGTTATATCACCCGTAGAATAATTAATCGTGCCAGAGCCTGCTGGAGTTCCCTGTAACGTTCCATCTTCATTTAAGTCTGTATATACATCCACTGTCGTGGAATCCGTGAATTGGACCGTGCCAGGAACAATGCTGCCGAAAGATGCTATATTAAACCCAGTGATCAGATTTCCGGCTCCTCCGACCAAGTTAAAGGAAGTGGTAGTCCCGTAAGCAGTGCTGGAAGAATCGAAATACCGCTGCAACCGCCCTAGTAACCGTGTTCCCCTCTTCCTCTTTATCCTCCCTCTCCACTGATAAGCATTCTGCAGGACAGGGAAAGAATCGTTGTCAACATTGAATGCGGTTACATCATTCCTTAAACCTTTGTTGATAGGGACTACAGCTATTTTCCCCATCTAATATCCTATGGCCAGCCAAGAGAAGAATCCCCCTCCAGTCGTAGAAGCAGTAACGGTAAACCCAGTATTTGCGGGAGATGACCAATTGAATGTCCTGGTGTTCGCTTGGGCTGTGAGGAGGACTGCGACGGTATTATTTGGAAAATTATTCAGTCCCCTTGCGACATTGGTATAATCGATGTTCATTGTCCCTGAACCAGACATCACTTCCGTTCCCCACTTAATCTGAAAAGCGCCAGGAATGAAAGATTGTCCGAAACTTGCGCTCGCCCCTTGATTAGCGAGCCCCGATGTCATCTGGATTGGTGTTGCCCCACCATCTCTTATGACAAACAATTCTGAAAAGGAACTGACGGTTTTTGCATACTCGACGATCTGTCCACTAACACTCGGAGCATCACTGCCCTGCACTACATAAGTAGATTGTTGGTGCCATCCACCATTTGTATCATTAAAACCATATAGATCGGTGTTAACCAATCCAGCGGCGGAATCGTTGTTGGTCTGCATCGAAGCGCGCTGTGAGGCAGGAGTGAGATTTCCGGCAGGTCTTCCAAGTGTGTAAGTAAATGTTGGCATTATGTTGCGGCTCCCTGACCTATATTATTGTAACCACTCTGGGCCTGTAGATCGCTGAAGATAGTCCCTGTCCTAGTGGCGGTGAAAATCCTCTGGCTGCGTTTCCAAACCAGCATCTCTTGTTCTTTAAACAATGGTTCGTAGAAAGTAAATTGCTCTACATCTTCGGTATCACTCAAAATCTTCCTAGCCGCTCCCCTCGCCAAATACTCCGCCATATAAGCGAATGGTAGGGCCGCGCTTGAGGAGATGAAAGCGGCGGGCGATAAGTACGCGCCAAGCTCTATAACGTATGGGACGTTGGGAGGAGGCAAAATCTCCAGCACGTTATTGTAGAAAAGAATTGCGCGAGGTATCCCCGCCTGAAAGAAGTAACATTGCGTGTTGATTTGCGCCTGGGCTGCTGGAGGAGATGGGAACGTAACAGATATCGTCCCATCGGAATAGTTGACAGTACCAGCCTGCACTGGAGTATATGGAGGAGAACTTCCTGAATATTGTAGAAACCCTACCTGCTGGTTAGCGCTTGAGAACTGCCCGCTATCAGTGATCACCATTGTCTGATTGTCATTACCTAAGGCGGTTATAAAGACCCCTGGGATTAGGCTTGTGATCGGAACAGGTGCATCAACTACAGCGGGATCGTTCAATGTTGCCCCCACAATCGGATCAATTAGAGATCCAGAAGATATGATCCCCGTTATATCTACATGTCCCGGGATGGCAGGGAAGAATGGAAGGGAGAGAGTGAATGATGTAGTCATCCCATCTCCCGTCCCCGAAGCCACAAGAGTTTGAAGGTAGAGGGGCCAGAGATTGTAAAATGCTTCGCGCTGCGTGTAGAAGGGCATCTGTATACCATTCACAAACGTAGGCATGAAGAATCCCTGATACACAGGGTAGTATGAAATCTCTTGCCCTCCAGGCTCGTTAGGAGAAGGGTAGGGATAGGTCTTGTACAACGGCATGTTGTACTTAGTCACCCCAGGGACACATGTAAATACGTACTTCGTCTTGAGATCGAAAAGTTGCATCCTAGCGTCGACATCCATGAGATAGAATCGATTGATATAATCGATGATGAGGTTGTCGGAGAGTGACGCGTTGGATGGAGTCTTAACAATCCTTCGTACGTAAGTGATCACATCATTGAGGAAATTCAAAATGCGCTCACTTTCTTATTAAAGGAAATTTGGATTTCATCACTAGCTCTATGCGCATCCAATCGCTGTCTCTTGGATTCCACAGCCATCGTTCCGAAATACGTCCCCTTCCCGTCCTGGGAGATGGGGCGATCTTCCATGATGAAGCGCGTGTAGCACTTTCTCTTAATCTGATTCGCTAGATAGCGAGGACCCCACACAGGTTTATTGACAGGCACATCCCACTCTTCGGCCGGAACACCCTGATAGGGTTTAGTCCATAAATCGATGCTCTCACCGATGATCTCATTGTTTTCAGCGATGAACTTCACAAGTTGTCTGTCGTATTCCCAGCTCTCTCTGTACTTTTCGTTGAACTCTTCTTGCTTTCCCGTCTTGGGGTTGGCAGAAGGATAGAGCGTCCTCTTTGGTTTAAGATAGACATCGTTGGACTTACGTATCTGATCCTTAGACAGTTTTGTCTGGGGCTCGATCTCTTCGAGAGGTGCTGATGAGCACTCGTCCATTGTTATATTGGTAACGGAATCTTTAAACTCTTTTAAATCTTCCTCAGCCTGTTCTATCTGTTTTTTTCTAGGTCTTCCCATTAATTCCTCACTGTGGTGAAATGTTCTGAAAGGCCCCAGGTATGGTCGTAGCAAGGTTCGACCTTCCAAAGGCGTTTGCATTCGGGGTATTGATGTCTCCGATTCCCAGTATCTGAGGAGGGTTCGGAGCGAAACTCGGAGATGGGACGAAGGCATCAAACCCGGATGAATTTATATCGATCTCTACCTCGTCTAGAGCGGGGATGGAGATCACATACCCTTGCTGCTCATTGAGTTGACGAGTTCCATAATTTGGAGGGACAAGCGTTCGTACTAGCTGACCGATAACGTAATTGTGATTGGTAGAGGTTGTAACTAATGTTGTACTACCAATAGAAATGTCAGAGATTACGAAACGCGATGGTTGAAAGTATTGAGCTTCGATTGGGGGATTATTATAAGCCGGAGTCGGAGGCCCAAAGTATTGTCCCATTCACCCATCTCTATATTTTCTTCCCCTTAGCATTAATTGAATTGTTATGAAAGAAATGGTGATGCAATGATTCATTCAATAGAAATTGAATTACAAATGAGTGGGGATGCTAAAGCAGTGTTTCACGCTTTGGAAAAATTATCCGAATTTCTTAAGGAACATGAATTGGAACTGGTAAAGGCATCAATCCACAACTGTGAGTACTGAAGGAAGGAAGGCTGGAGATCTCTCCCCAGCCCGTGTAACGGTTACACAGAATAGTCGTAAAGAAAAGCTTCCCATATGTAGAGCGATGAAGCAGTTAAGAGAGATGTAGAGGACTGTGCCGCTCCAACCCCGTTCTGCACCAAAAACCCTTGAGAAGTGTTGTTTACGAAAGCTCCGCTGATAGCAGGGCCGTTGATAGTGCTTGCACCATTAACGACTGGTGAAGGATACAATGCCCCACCACTATACGCTACCCCGCCTGTATTAACATCGCCAACCGCAAGAACTTGTGGAGGCGTCAACCCTGGAACGTTAGCCACTGGGATGTTCGTTGTGAACGCAGTGTATCCTGTTGAGTTGATGTTGCATACAAACTGTGTGCTACTGCTAATGCTTGTCACATATCCATAGATTGGAGATCCAGGGATCGCCACATCAGGAAGCGAGTTCAACTGGGTTGTTCCCCAAGCTGAAGGAATCCTAAACGCGATTTCCTGGCCAACTACGAAGTTGTTAGGAGCACTGGTTGTAACCGTAGTCGTCGTCCCAGTTGTGATCGCTGTTACGAACGATACTCCTGGAGCGTAGAGGAACGGGTACAACACTTTCTGCACATATGCACCTGTTGGCGAACCGGATAGGTTGGTATATGCAGCGTTGTTCGAGTTAAAGTTTACCGTAAAATTGTTAGCATCAGTTCTCGTGATCACAAATGGGATACCACTCATCTGTGGCATACCAGTTGAAGAAGACTGATACAGTCCTTCGAAGATAACAATATCCCCAGTTTGATAACCGTGGCCTGTTACTTGGAAAGATGTTGTCGCCCCTTTCGTAGAGGTAACAATCTGTTGCCTTGCACCATACTGCAAAGATAAGCCCGCTGAAAACGTGCTAATCCCGGAAGTAGTGTGGTCAGCAGCTAGTATCCAGTCTAACGATGCTGCTTCGATATACTCGAATGCGGCCACTCCTTGTCCCATCGCGATATCCCATTGCGCTGACGTAACGGAATATTGAGCAGGAGAAGAATAGGCTGTGTAGTTAAGCAACTTTACCCTTTGCGGTTGAAAGGGAAGGTTGACTATCTGTGTTATCGGACTTGCAGCTGTGGTAAATGAACCACGAGCTATTCTAGAATATTCAGCCATAGTTCACCTCACAAGTATTGTTGGTTACCTGCGCGGGTGCACAGAAGGTTTCTGATGGCTGTATCTTGCGTAATAGCTTGAGCCTGAGCGAATTTAACCGCCAGGGTAGCATTTTGCGCGAGCATTCCAGAATAGTAGGGATCGCGGTATATCAAGTTCATTGAATACCCGTCCTGGTTGATGTGCGTGATCGCTTGCTTACCAACAACAGTGTTGTAGTAAACATCGCGGTCGTTAGCACTAGCACCACGAGCTACAGGCGCTTCCGAGCTTGTCAGGATACGGATGTTGTAAACAGACCCGTATTCTGAAGGCAGCGCGGAACTATTGGTAGGATAGTTCCATTGAGATAGGAACCCACTACCAGTGAGAGCGTCGAAATCTGGTTGCAGCTCGGTGCTAGACAGCATGAAGTATGCTGAACGCACAGGGCCGGTACCACTCTCTGTTACTTCTGACGCAATTTTACGTCACAATTATGTTGACGCAAGATTTCGTCATATTGACCAGTGGGTTACAATTTTTCACCTACTGGCGGAGCAACCTCTTCGGATCGCTCTCTCGTAGTTACCCACGAGTTCAGACTTTCGCATCCTCTTTCGAGGTCTCAGGGTTAAGTCGTTCAGGCTGCAAACTTTCGTCGCTTGCCCCTTGTTATCCTTCAGCTTAAGCTGCTAGGAACTCCAAGTCAATTACCCAAGATTTATCCAGGTCTGGTTCGTTAAACCTGTCCATGCCCTCAATACCGGACATGAATTTATAGGCATTGTTGGTATCCAACGTTGCCGCTACGAGACTAAAATCTGAGACCCCGAGGTTAGTCGGGTTGTCCTATTCTGTTACTTTCGGAATGGTTTGTTGGTTAACAGGTTTCCATGCATAGACGACATTGCCATCCCATGAAGTATCTTTCCAATGTATAGGAAACGGAGGCCCATAATAAGGTTTATCCATTCTATATGGTTTAACCGAATATTCCATCTCCTGTTCCCATTTATCAGCGCTATTGTCGCAAACTCTCACTAAATACGTTCCGGAGATCTTAGGCCGATCATCGGGACCGTGGATTTTTGTCCATCCTTCCCAATTACATGAGCATCCTTCCCCAGCAGAGATTTTAGCATCGCAACAACAGTAAAAACCCATTTTCACTCACTTGTTATGATAAGGATAATTATCATGTTTCCTTACTTACCAAAAAGAAGGGAATCGTGCGATCCTGACGCACTCACAACGATCCTGACGTTGTGTCCCTTCATAACTTTCCATTCCTACAGACCAACCGTACCCATTTTTGGCACAACTGGCGAGCGCGCCTATTGCACGCGCCTCCCATGATTACTCATGGGGTCCGAGTACCGCATCTTCTATCTAACCAACTAGCAAAGCATTCAATGGATATTCTTTCCGATGGGCCTAGTTCCCAATATTCTCTATCATCCAAATATTCTTTAGCTAATTTTTGATAAAAGTCTTCTCGCTTACTGCTGTCAGGCTGAATCATATTGAAATCATGGGGAGACATCTCTTTTCCACGGCTTCTTTCTTCAAACTCTTCTTGTGTCATATGGCACATGAAGTAATTCTCCGAATTTTTATCTTCACAATCTTTCATATTCATCTTGCCCCTTGTTATCCTTCAGCCTAAGCTGCTAGGAACTCCAAGTCAATTAGAGAAGATTTTACAACGGCAACATTTCTACCGTTGGCCCCACCACCAGCGTTAATCTCGCTAGCTGCGGAGACAATATAGTCTCGTAAAATAAGCATTCTGTTACTTTTGTGACCTATTGCTAGGCGGGCCGACCTCTTCGGATCGGCCTCCGCAATTTCATGTATAGTTGCGGTTCAGACTATCGCATCCCTTGCGGGCCAACTCGTTTAGTCGTTCAGCGCGGTTTACACCTTCGCCCTTGTCACCCCACCGGGCTTCCAAGTCGATTAGAGTCGGTTTATCGAGGACTTATTTTAATCCTCGGCTTGGCGCATTGCCACGGCTAACCTTTCGGATACCCATGCTAACACCATTCACACCAAGCTAAGAGGGCGTGTTATTTGTTTAGCAGTCTCATTTGTTGATACAAATCTTCCCTAAATTTCAATATTTCAGGAGGGATTCCATTTCTGCAATCTCTCACAGTCTTATTTTCCTCACAAAATTTCAAAATCAAGGAAGCTTGATCTTTCTTATATTTTAAATAGGGAAGAATGTGCTTTACAAATGTCAGGCAAGCATTTCTACCACATAAATTCATTTTGTAGGCATATCCCTTTCCAACGGATTTTGCTTTTGGAACGCAAAAACTGCCTCCAGAATAATTTTCTCTTATATAATTTATGCATGAAGAAGATATCATCGTGAGTTGTATCATTGGATTATATCTTTTAGATACACTCCCAGAATGTGCTTTTTCTTTTTTAAATGAAAAAGAACCTTCCGTGTCCATGATTCCAGCAAAGTAAGACCAAAAAATAGGATCTTTACTATCAACGAGAGATTGTGTATTATACCCTTTTGGGTTAAACAATATTTCTTTATTACAATCTTTCATTTTCAAATTAAATCTTTCCCCGGCCACCATATCGAAATGATCGGATTTGATAAAATCTAACATTAACTTTGCTTGAGCGCCTTTCAATTTAAGATATGGGTAAATTCTTTCAATCAAATTACTGCACTTTTCTTTGGATCGTAATGACCAAACATAAAGAGTTTTATGATGAGGTTGTTGTGGTTTTTTAATCCTCAAAGACCCGTCAAACTTTTCATGCAACCATTCCGACATCCCCTTAAATGCATTAGATAATTGAATACAGGGATGATAAAAAGATCTCCAGGAACTTTTAGTTACACTTCTATGAAGAAGTAAAGAAAAACTTCCATCTCCATCTAAAATCCCCGCTGCATATGCCATATCTATTTCTTCCTTCATGGCGAACTCCTTTTGACTGAAATTCTACCATGGTGTACTATTTATGCACAAATACTTGTTAAGCTGCTATAAAACTATAACCCTCTTGGTCTTGCAATATCACTTGTTCATTTATGATACAGCCCGTACCGAAGAACGCCATTTGCGCCTAAATCGATGATGTCGCGTTGAGGCACTTGGGCGGGTGGCAATCTGTTACTTTTTTGACCCGCAGCTTGTAAGGCGAGGGAACCTCTTCGGATCCCCTTCTCATAGTTACCTATGAGATCAGACTTTCGCATCTCTTTCGAGTCCACTCGTTAAGTCGTTCACGCTGCCATTCGGCTTGCGCCTTGTTGTCCCAGAGGGAGTTCCAAGTCAATTAGAGCAGATTTTACATCGACGCACCTAGTTTCATCGATCCCGCTATTACCCAACTGTACAGTTGGTGGTTGTAGGGCGCGAGGCCGCATAAAGCGACATGTTGTCCCTCCATTTACTGGCATGGACACTTTGTCGCATACCAAAATATAATTCATTGTTGGAGTTGGGACGTAAAGCATTGCAGGTGCAAGGCTTTGGAGAATCATTGGCCCCAAATTTCCAGTGGTTGTAACACTCATTATTTTACTTTATGTTAATGAGTTTGCGACTCGCCTGGTAAAGCTGACGGCACTTTTTCTACGTCAATTCCCATGACAAGCCATTTTTCTTGCCTTTGCGATGGGCGCTACGCTATAATCCCTTGACGCTGGGTGCGTAAGCTTCCCGTATCAAATAAAGGTTTTATTTGCAATGAGCGGAGAATGTGATGGATGCGGTGAGCACTGCACAGATTGTGTGTGTTATCACAATGGGAAAATGCGATTTGAGCTTCTAGAACCGCTATGTGAAACGATGAACCCAGAAGATGTAGCTGAATTGGCTTTCAGAGGTATAGATGAAGTCGATCAGCAATTTAAACACCTTGGATTAAACCTTGATCAAGTAAAAATAGTGATTCTCAATGGAAAAGAATACACGCGAAAAGAGAGGGATTGATGCAAGACGCCCCTACATTAAAAGATAATGTGTTGCACAAGACTTGTAAACGATGCTCTTCGACCAAACCTTGGCACGAATTTATTTTTGGAACGCTGAAGAATACAAATCCCATGTGCAAAGAGTGTGCTAAGGAGAAGAGAAATAAGACAGAGAAAAAGAGATTGAGTAGTATTTTCCCTGAGAAGAGAAGTGATTCATCTTTCTTATTCAAAATGGGTCAATCATCCAAAAGTGGGCGCTGAACCTTCCTCTTTGTGATCTTTACCTCTCGATTAGAGACCTCGTGGCACCTCAAACACATAGATAACGTGATCTTGTGGATCTCATTTCCAACTAACTCTATCCACCTGATCTTTCCAGGCTTGCAACCTCCACTACAATCACCGTAATCAATCATTTACATTCTACCTTGAAAAGAAGGGTGTGAGGACTCGAACCCCCGTGTGTCGACCCACCGGATAGACTTATTGGACGGTTGAGGAAAGATTACGTCTCTCCCACAGCGACTTTGCTTTTCCGTCTGTTACCCAACAGCTTTCACCCTTCACAGATTAGATACGTAGATTCCGTTGCAATTCCTTCATCTTGTCATACGCATTCTTTTGCCCAGTTTGGCTAAAATCACCTGTTGCGCTATGAGGAGGGGTAGATATACCTGTTGGGTGATAGTATGGACTTCTCCTATTTTGTTCTACCTTTTGCTGTATTGGCTGCCTTTCTTCTTCTTTTTTATGTAATCCCAAGGCTTTAATGTTTTGGTAAAGAAGTTTTTGCCTAGCAAAGTTATCAGGGAGCTCCAACATTGGTTCGGCTATGTCGGGATACTTATCAGCAAACTTTTGTACTATGTCGGGTGTAAGAACATTCCCAAAATCTGGATTCTGTTTCAGGAATATATTCTGCCGTTCCTGTTCTAGAAGCGCGCGGGCTCTCTGCTCAGCGGTATCTTGAACTTTCTTTTCAAACCTCTGCTCGAACTTTGCTAACTTCTTATTCAGCCTGCGTTCGTCAACATAAGGTTCGTCCGAAACCTCATCTTCATCGCTGTCAGCATTTCGATTACTATTAGCATGTTTTTCAAGTTCGGATAATCTCTCCGACATCTTTTGTTTTTCTGCACGCTCGGCTTCTAATTGCTTCCTTATTTGAGCAAAATTATATTCTCGCGTATCAGTTTGTTTAACTTCAGGTTGTTGTTCTTGATTCTGATTTGATTCTGCGCTCAATTCTCATCCTTTGCCTTGACGCCGGCCAGCGTTTTGTTTAATTGAGGTGTTAAGTCGCTTAAATAACAAAACGAATAGGGAGGCAAGTATGAAAATCAATAGGTTAGATGCGCACGATAGGTTAAAGCATTTTAATAAACAGGGATGGGATATTGCAGAATGTTGCCAAGACTTAATTAACAAACGCCCGTTTGGCGATTACCCATTCTATATATTCGTGCACGCCAGGACAGATGATGATGGGGTGACAAAGAGATTGATATGGCAGCCTAGATTGACCAAACCAGCGGCGCAGACAAATTCTATGCTCTTCAAGGGATACCCAGGGACGGATATTATTAAGGTGATATGGATGATTCCAGCGAGAGAGATGTGGGATACCTATAAGAAAGGGAATCTAACTCAGTCTCAGGTAGTTATGGAAAGCATTCACGATTTTACCAATAACCGTGATAAACTAGAGGCGAAAGAAGATGACGATCTTTCCGATGAACATATAAATAAGATATACGAAGAGATGAGCATTAACTCTAAAAAGAAGAATGAGCAGGTCTCGTAAGAAAAAACCGATCATCCCGATTGCATGCTGCGGGAAAGGGAACGCGATGAGGAAAGCCAAGAGAGAGGCTAACCGTCGATTCCGTAGATTCTTTAATCAAAGTGAGGAATTAAATAGTGGGGCGGAGTATAAAAGGTTCGAATGCCGATGGGCATGGCCCGATGATGGTAGACAATGGTGGGATGATCCTAGAGGATATAGGAAATGAGTGAAGATACCGGATTCAAACTAGGAATTATCTACGAAAAGTTACGTAGTTTGAGAGAAATGGATTTTTTTGATGATCATAGAAGGGTAAAGGATTTGCTTAATATTATCCCATCTCTAAACGCGGATGATATGGATAAAGAACTACGTAAATTACTCTACGGAAGAGAATATTTAGAAGACGCAATATGTGAGATGCTCTGTATAATCCAGGAGTCCAAAGATGATTGTTGATTGTATCTCGGATCTTCATGGCCATTATCCCCAACTTGAAGGCGGAGATCTTCTTATCGTGGCAGGGGATTTGACGGCTAGCGATAGATTTAGAGAGCTATATGACTTTTGCCAATGGATGAGAGCGCAAGATTACAAAAAGAAAATTGTTATCTCTGGTAATCACGACAATCATCTTCAAGAACTTAACCCATTTGATGAAATTCCTATAGACTTTGTATATCTCTTCGACTCAGGAACTGAATTCGAGGGACTTAAGATCTGGGGAAGCCCATGGACGAAGACGTTCGATGGCATGAATCCAAGGTGTATGGCGTTTACCGTCGATACTGATAAGAAGTTAGCGCAGAAATGGGCGATGATCCCCGAAGATACCGATATACTTATAACCCATTGCCCTCCCTGGGGAATCATGGACATGGTTACCAGAGTTACGCCGGAGGGAATAAGATCGCTTCGCACTGGATCTAAAAGTTTAGCCAATAAGGTTGGTAAGATGGACAATCCTCCCAAACTCTGGGTGTGGGGCCATATTCACCAATGCTATGGGATTGATCCCACAGTAAGAAAAAAACAATGCATCATGGTTAACGCATCTCATATGGATGAATACTACGATCCAGTGAATAAACCAATAAGGGTGATTTTATGAACGAATTAGAATTCGAGAGAGCAAAAAAACTTGATCAAATTTTTCAAAGCTCCATAAAGGTTTGCGATCCAATAGAGTTCTTTAAACGACAACATTTACTTTTGCATGAAATGGCAGACTTTTTGTTGCAAGATTATTATCGCGAATTAGAACGCAGAAAGACCGAGGAAGAAACCAATTAGAGTTATTTTGTGAATTTACCAAGAAAAATATACCACTATTCTGGACAAATCATTGAGAAACTGGAATCAATTCCCTATCAAGAATTAGAGACTCCGAAACCTGATATGAAACCTATTGGATTGTGGGTCAGTATAGAAGACTTTGAGGACGATCAAACCTGGAAAACATGGTGTGAGGCTGAAAAATTCGAACTCCAAAATTTGAAATACAAATATTTAATAAAAATTAAGGATAAAAATAATATTCTAATTATTAACACGGTTGAGCAATTAGAAGAGTTCAGCCTTAAATACATAGATAACTCTCTCGGAGATGTTCATAATAAATATATGGATGGTCTTATTGGATATATAAGAAAGACACCGGTATTTTTCATAAAATGGAAAGATGTTATGCAAGAATATGATGGTATCTTTATATTTCCTTATCAATGGAGCTGTAGACTGCTGAACCCACCAACTTACTGGTATTGCGGGTGGGATTGCGCTAGCGGATGCATTTGGAATTGCGAGGTCATCGATTCTCTGCAATTGATCGAAGAGAACAAATTTTCAATCGAAGAAAATGAAAAACCAATCCACACACATGTGTGGACTTGTTTCTAAAATTGTAAACTAAATCCTTGAAATACTTCTATTTACAAAAACAAAGCGATAAGTAGACTATCTATTTTTCATGGAGAAGAATATGATAGATGCAACAAAAAAGGGGTTTGGATTCGGACTTGGAGCAGCAACAGGGTCGCTGATCGCCCAAGCTCATGGTGTCGAGATCGTAGCAGCCACGAGAGCGGTCACTGGTACAGCAGCAACATTAGCGGTAACGGCTGGTAAGGCTGCAGGAGTAGCTGCTGTAGCCATAGTAACCGCGCATCCTGGAGCGGCGCTGGCTGTAGGGACTGTGGTCGGAACGGCCGCATTCGTAGAAGCTGTTGAGACATACATGCACGACCACGTACCGGATAGACGACACACATGTACGATATTGTGATCAATTATTTTACTTACAACTTAAGTCAAGGAGGACATATGAGTTTTATTAGCAGTTTCTTTTCAGGAGTGGCATCGGGTTATATGGGAGGAAGCGAGTCTATTGCAGAGCTAGCAGGGGTGGATTTAACGCCTTCCCACGAAGCTCAGCATGCTATTGCTGCAACCCAAAGAATGAAAACGGATTGCGGTGACAATTTTGGGAGATCGGTGACACACGGAGATGCAATGGCAACCACCATTCCAATCCCCCTAGAGCACCTGATAACCCCACATCCAGTTGTCCACACCACATACAACCCATCTAACGATATGGTTTAACATGAGAATTGTAATAGATGTTTTCGAAATGCTAGGAATGGCGGTGACGATTTCTCTATTAGGGGCACTACCTTTCGTAGTGCTTCTAGGAATATCCGCACTGCTAGGAACTGAGAGCGGCCTCCCTCTATGGTTTGGATGATCTCAGGGATCTTTATTGGGTTCGCGCTGGGAGTTATCGCAAGCGCTGTGATATCCTGTAGTAAGAATGGCTAACCGAGAGATCGAGGGGAATTTCCTCGCTTCGAATTCTTGGGAAGAGAGCTTCGCGTGCTTCCTCTATCCTTTCCCAATGGATTTCTAACCCCAGTACCATAGAAGTCCCCGCTCCCAAAGCGAGAGCCTGCGGTCTTAGACTCGTGATACCTCGCCTTTCCCTTATCCTGAACGGAATGCTTTGGCTTGAGAGGAAACATTATCCCTTCTTGTCGACCTTATCTGTTATTACTTTTCCGGTATATTTCCCGAAAATCTCATGTGGAGAAAACGATTCGGGGCTCATCTGAATAGGGCCTTCCTTAATAGATGTAACCTTCTTGCTTCCAATAGGTTGAGTTACCCCGATACCGTAATCATTGCCAGCAGATATGCTGCAACTAGTTCGATTATCGTAAGATGGAGCACGAAACGACCATTCATTCTTCCCATTCTCTCTCTTCTTAGGATCCAACCTATCTTTTAGAACTTTGCTCACCACTTACCTCAGTTACTAGAAATCGTTTTTAGAACCCCACCAAATTCATACATTTTGTACTGGAGGGATCCTTAATTAAATTTGGGGTTTGCCTGGGTCGGGCTTAAGGATCAACCCTCAATCTCCTTTGAGTTGGTCGGATAAATCCCAACCACTTGCCCACTCAATCAAAGCCCGCAACTATCAAGAAGCGGGGTTCTATAGACCATGTCTACAGGGATAATCTTACCAATTATAATTAGTAGCGATATCCGGTTTTCGTCTTGTGAGCTCGGATCTTTCCTTCCCCTTGATCCTGATCACGTTTGATGTCTTCGGTAGTATCAGGGTAATCCATTACACCACCGGCGCCATCAGCACTTTTTTCTTCTTTCGTTTTTGCACCTTCTGGGAATACGGAACCTTTACTTTTCCCGCCTGCCCAAAACGCATGATCATCTATGCGACGATTACTCATCTTAAACCTATAGTTTGTAAACTATCTTCCCCTTATTAGATTGCATTTATTCATGCAAATATTTATTCACCATAGAATGAGGTGGGAATATGAGAATATTGCTGAGTGAAGAAGAAAAGAAGATTAGAAATGTTGAGAGATGTAGAAAATACTATCTAAACAACAGAGAGAAGGTTTTAGCGTGGAGGAGAAAGCGATATAGAGAGTTGAAGAAGGTAAATAAAAATCCTATCAATCCAGAAAGAAAGGCATATTACGATAGGTTGTGGTATGAGGAAAGCGTGAGGAAATATCATATCGCCAAGGCTAATCAAAAGTGGTTGAGAAGAGGGACGCAAAGAAAATGGGTGAAGGATCTTTCCCCTAAACCCAAGATCTCAATTGAGGAGTTGGGATACTTCGCGGGCGATAGATTCGCGAGATGGTGATTAACTCTTGGGGATCGGTTTAATATCGATCTCCAAACCTTGCTTGGCCTTGAGAACATCTTCCCCAATCTGCTCAAGCTCAAACTCTTTATGTGAACATCCGGCTAGTAAGGAAATTGCGAATAAAAAATACTTCATACGGCTTCTTGTCCCATTTGTGTTGGCAGGCTATTCATAATTTGTCGCACGAAATCGTTAGACAACGAAGTGCGCTTGGCATCGGCCTTCTCCCTGTCCTCCGCCATCTCTTGCCTTGCACCCATAGATTGCACTTCCTGAACTTTCTCCTGCGCCAGAGGCTCTCCAATGAGGTTGACGGCCTCGATGAGGGTCTTGACAGCGTTCATCTCGGATTCTTTAGCCTTGGCCCTGTTATGCGTAATTTCGGACAATCTCTCTTCAAACAACCCAATATCGGCTTCGGAGCGTCCGTGTCTCTCCCTCGCCATGGCGATCTGATTAGCTGCTTTTGCATACAACTCTTTAAGCTTCGCATCTTCCAACGCCTGCTGGAGCTCCATGCCATGAGCCTGCATAGCCTGCGCCTGCTGCTCTTGCTGCTGGAGGTACTGCAACGCTTCCTGGCGCCCAAAGAGATTCATATCTTTAATCACGAAGCTTGGCGGGAACACTTCCCTACCATACATCTGGTTGATCTCTAATAACTGCTGAGCCTGCATGTTCTTTTGCGTTGGGGTATTCAATCCCTCTTCTACAAGAACTTGATATTTGGCGAAGATTCGAGAATAGAAGTAGGGGGATGGTTCTTCTCCAATGAGCAGTCCAACTTTCGCAGCATTCCAATTGTTCAAAACGATTTTCAGTAAACGATCCCCCATAAGCTTTAGAGCGTAATCCCACTGATCAAAGTATTTTTGAAGAACGAGAAGGTTGGCGGCTTGCTTGAGCATGAGCGTCAGCCCCGACATCTGCTTATTGTCGTCCCCTGTCCAGCTCTCCATGTTCACACCAGAAACGGAGAAGATAAGTTCCGTTAACTGATTGGCCAATTCCATGTCGGATGCAGGGACGGCGCTAGGGACGATCTTTTCGCAGTCACCAAGCTCGTACCCTTCGTTAATAACAATATCCCAGCCCTGTCCGCTTTTCTTTAAATTATCTTCGTTAGCAACCGCACCACTCTTTCTTTTCCAACCAGCGTTGATAGTAGCTTCGCTAATATCGTGGTTAATAATAATTCTTCGATTTAATAAGAATTGTGGATCGCGCATAGTTTTAACTAAACTACGTACGCGCAAATCATAATAGTTAATGTGAGGTTCATAGTTCCAGAATACACTGACGAATGGGCATTCATCAAAACCTAAGGGATTGTCTCCCTGCCACATTAACTGATCATTTAATACTACCGCTAATTTCCAAGTTGGCGTTTCTACTTCAACAACTTCTAAATCATCAATTGCATATAGAATTTGATCTAACTGTTCTTGGCCTCCAGCGAAATCAAAGAACTGATTTCTTTTTTGTGAATACAGTCTCTTTTTCTTTCTCTTCCATTTATACCAAACATAAGAAAGGACAAGTAAATCATTCCTCGCCATATTATAATTTTCTGGAAGAAAATAGAATGATCCATAACGCTGAGGAGTACCAGCCATCGGAACGATCTTATCTTTCTGCTCAGGAAAGCGGTCCTCGGCCTGTTGCTTGGAGATATACTCTTGAGTCCAAACGAATTGCGCATCGGACATATCGGGGGACCGGAAATATGGATCGACGAGGAAGGAGTTGTATTCCCAAACCTTTAATTTTAAATTCCCTTGAGCCGGATCATCTCCCATAAAATCAAGGTAGGGCTGTAAAAGAACCATGCCGGAGACGGCTGCAAGTTCACACGCCTTAGAAAACTGTTCATTGATTCCCTCTGAGTTGCAAATGTGGGTGATAAGAGATGTATATTGATCTGTGGTGTTTGAGTCAGCGCCTTCGGTTGGAAGGTAGACGATGTTCTTTCTATGCTGCCTTTGATAACCAGTAACCATATTTATCGGTTGCTGAATCAAATTGAAATAGAAATTCTGATAGCTGAAACTAGGAGTAAAATTGAAGTAGCGGTTTATGAACGTCTGGGAGCCGGCATAGAATAAAGTATCTATGTTCGATTGGTTCCAGCGAGCCATCTCGATTGGCTGAAACTTGCTGTAGAGATTGTCCAACCACTGTCGAACATTCCCTTGATTTGGCTCTAAGTTGTTGTTCCACGGGGGATAGTAGAATGAAATGGGACACCTATGCTACTGTATAAGTTCCCATTAGCAAAGAGGGATTTAATTTGAAATGATTGTGGAAATTACAGACGAGGAACGTGAGTTTATAGAAAGATTTTGTAGGAGGGCAAAGACTCTTTCATCTTTGAATGTTCCCGTCGGCGCAAATGATGATTTAGAAAAGATAGATTCTATTTTGGAAAAGCTTAGGAATGATAAATGAACAAACCAATAATAAAAGTAGAGCAATTTGATAGAGCTGATGTACCCGATCACAAGTTAGAACAGGTAAATGCTCTGAGCGAAGAAATCCTAAAGGTAATTATCCCTAGATGCACCAATTCGAATGAATTGAATGTGGCTATGGGAGCAATGAGCTGGGTGATGACGATAATCGTGAAAGAACTAGTCGCTGACCAACATCAAGAACAGGCATGTATGCAGTTAGCCGCTGCTCTTTTGAGGAATCTACAAGAATGTAAACCGGTCTAACCTTCTTTCTTCTTATTCCATAGATCAAGAAATGATCCGACCATGTCGTTGATGAAATATTTTATGCTAGCATCGCTCATACCATCTTTGGATAGATGCGCGACAACGGCCCAAATAACGGCGCAGGGCTTGGGGAAATCTAAGTGTGTGATATCCTCCAGAACTGTTTCATAGAGATCGAGCATGTCTTGTGTAGTCTCTACGCTCTCGGCGGAATATATATATTCTTTCTCTTTTTCCTTATTGTTTTCCAACGCGATTATAGCTTGATCGACGCATTCATAAACGTTAAAGACGCGCGCTGTGCAAAGTGATCCATCCTCAAGAGAGATGCACGACAACTCTTGCTCCGAACAGAGCTGAATCAACCGACACATCTTCGGGTCTGGAATAGGGTTAATCTGATTAAATCCCATGCTCCGTACTCTTTGCTAGGGCTGCATCAGCATAACCGCGTAGAGCATCGGCTATCTCTTGTGTACTCACACCATTAATAGCCCTGATCTGGCATCCGGCGGCTATTAAAGCGGTAGAATAGACGGTAAAGTCGATACCCTTTCGATCGAAATCCTCCATTATGGCGTAGAACAGTTGGATAATCTCATCACGATCTTCTTTATGCATTTCAAACAGGGACTCCAATATTTTTTTCCTTAGCATTCCAGTAGGCGGCTATGAATTGCAGTTCGCTTAAAGCTTCCTTGGTGAACTTAACAACTATCTGACATTGGTGGGCAACACCGTTCTCGCTTCCATATTCATTATACTCTCTCATCACCAAATCTAGAAAACAGGCGCTTCCCTTGAATAGATTTCGTATCTCGTTGGTTTCTAGTTCTAAGTTCACTACAGTTCTTTCGCTAACCTTACTTCTCATAATCCTCCTTACATTTTTTCATGCCCTCAAGAGTTTTATATATAATTCTGATACGCTGGGCAAAGAATTCTAAATCACTAGCGACCTCTTCACAACTATGTCCGTTTTCCAATCTGAGCTGGTAAGATGCCACGAAGAAGGCCCCGCTAAGCTCGTACCAATCATCGGGACGCCCTTGGGAGTAGGAAAGTATAGCAGATAAATATCGATCGGCCTTGTCTTCTGAAAATGTGTTATCGATTTCCATCTAAAACATCCTTCTAAACCCACCGATGCTCGAATCATCTGCGGCGAAATCTTTAGTAATCCTATGAGTGTGAACGACATATCGGGCAGCGTCCACGGAGTGATCGTTTTTCTTCAGAGGCTCTTCTTTTCCAATCTCATTCTTCTTGCTATTCCACACATACCCTTCTGCCTCTCTAATGGTATTGATACACTCTTGAAGGATCACAAGATTCCCATTGGACAACTCTCTACTTAGGGTTTGAATACCTTGCTCAACATCATTATTGGCATCGATTGGTTTCATCTTTCTCCTCCTAAGCTCTTCCTTGAACGCAGCCGCGCTAGGATCGATGTATATGCCCCGTATGTAGTATGGGTCAAGAAATTTTTGTACATCGTCGGCGAATTCCGAATTGGTCTTCTGCCTTCCCTTAACCTTAGGATCCCAATAATATTCTTTCTCTATCCACCATCTATGCCCTCCATTCTCATATTTCCCTGTGGACACGCCTATGAGGAGGCACACGAATGGATTGATCGTTCCATAATCTATTCCGGCCAACCAATATTCAGCGGCTCGAGGAGGACGAGCGACTACATGTAGATCTTTATCGAAGAAATCGAAGATCGAGCCCTCGGCAAGACACCACAATCCCAGGTAATTTCTCTTGTAGAAAACTCCAGACAATGTTTTCCTTAGATCCTCCTTATAGGATTGGGATACGAATGGATTGTCATCGAGAGTGAAATGAAGAGAGTAATAATTACTATCCCCTCCCTCAGCAAGATCGATCCACATCTTGAGTTTGTGTGCGGGATGACTGGGGTTCATGGAAGCGAAGAGCTGGGAATGATCCCTGGAAAGACGTGTCTTAATCATATCGATTACGACATCAGGATAGAGCGTCATTTCGTCACAATAACACAGATCGAGTGTGAGACCCTGGATTGCTTTCGCGGACCCCTCATCGGCAGCACCAATGCAGAAAATAGTTTTCCCCGCGAAGTGTAGTTGGGCGCGGTTATCTCTCTTTCCATATGTACAATAATCAGCAAAGTAATTAAGTTCGGGAGAGTTAAGAAGAAGCGAGATCACGTTTTTGAATATCGTGCTCTGGGAATATCCAATGATTGCAATCGAATCGCCTGGACATTCCACGACAGCTTTCATGAATCTAAAGAGTGTGCAGATTGTCTTTCCGCATCTTACTGACCCGTGAGCTAGATTATATTTTGCATTGGCATTACAAATGAATTCTATTTGCTTAGGACTAAAACATACCGGTTTTACATCGTCTAGATTTAGCATATCTTTCTTCTCCTCTCTTTATTGGGGATCTAAATGAATCAAAATAAGAGATCAATAGAAGAGAGATTGGACGATGTCTATACGCAGGCAGAATCGTTCATAAGATATGTAGAAAGACTGCCGGATCACGCCAAGGACGCGCCCGCGACGAACAGGGATCTTTGTATGATCGCGTCTTGGTTTCTCGCTCTTATCGGCGATCGTTGACGAAAATGAAATAATTTATATAATCTTGAGGCGTAAGTAGTCGGATGATTGCATCCCAGTAGAATCCAGTTTCCCCCGCCTTAAGCAAGCGGGGGTTTTTCTTTTTATACCTTCGATAGACTTTACCAAAAATCTGATATGGGATATCGTGAAGGTATATTCGTTTGCTTCACGCTATCTAAACCCCTCGGATGGTTAGCCGCCACCGAGGGGTTTATCATTTATTAAGATTCTATTAACCCTTGCACACGGTTTTACCGTACTTATTGGCGGGTTGCACACGGTTTTACCGTCATACTTGGCAGTGCGCCCATAGACAAAAACAGGGCGGGAGAGAACTAAACTTAAGCCACCAGATTTGGGGTTCTGGTTTAGCACAAGGGGGGTCATCAAATGAAATACCACTTTAAAGTCCATAAGGAAGGGAAGGGCTTCTGGGCAGAGTGTCTAGAGCTTAAAGGGTGCATTACTGAGGGTGATTCTATTGAAGAGCTTAACACAAATATGCAAGATGCACTTAATCTTTATGTGTCAGAACCTGAAGATTCAAAAGATTTTGCAGCATTCCCAGATGAATCCATAAAGAAAGCAAAAAACATTGTAGAAGTGCCTTTAGAACCCCTGATCGCCTCTTCCTTTTTAGCTCGATATCAAAGAATGCGAGAAAAGTCGAGCCGCTAGCAGTGTGATGCATTTTGCACACGATATTCACGTAGTCTGAGGCGCCGTGCACACGGTTTTAGTGAAATTGATGTCTAAAGACCATCTCTCCTTTAGCAGAACCAGAATGTATACTTAAGTCTTTGATTTATAGTGAGAAGCAAAAAACGAGCGTTTCATGATAGTGTACCAAAACGTGGCAAGCTATGTTAGCTAGCGTGGCAAGCTATGTTAGCCAACCTACTCTTCCTTCACCACGTGCAGAGGTTTGATCTCTCTGAAGAGTTCGATAAGCGGTTGGAGCTTTCGAGCGTCGAACTGCTCATCTTTCCATTCTCTCTTATCCCAACCGAATAAGTTTCTCATAATCATCTGGATAGCGGCGATATTGCACTTGGTATTTTCACCAATTGCCGCTCCAAATAATACGTTCATCCAGTACTTATAAGCCTTAGCTTTAGCATCTTCTTTCTTACGAGGCTGGAAAACAAGGGGAAATTGCTCGATGTATTTTTCCATTGTTTGCCAACTTAAATGGAAGTCTCCTTTTGAGAAGTGCCATGCTTGTGACGCATAGCCTAAGGATAGATGATCACAATAAGAATCGAATGCTTCTTGCTCTAGATTGAGATTTTTAAGCTTCTCTCGCTTAGATGCGTTTTGATTTCCTTTTTGGCCTCCGCTAGGTTTCATGCCCTCTCCTTTAAGAGTCGCGTATCAAAGAGCGAAAATAAAGGAAAGATCTCTACTTCTTCTTCCCTCTTCTCGCCTCTGATAAGGCAATCGCTATCGCTTGCTTGGGATTAGTAACCGTATAACCCTTCTTGGAACCACTGTGAAGATCTCCATGCTCGAATTCGTGGATCACTTTCCTCACCTTTTCCTTCTTCACGAGATTTTTCCTCGCAGATTCGTGTTTCTTCCCCATTTTCCTCCCTATTTCCTTCCTTTTCTTTTTCCCATTGCTTTGCATTTAGCCAGCATAGGATCGCGTACACGCTCATCATAATCAGCCAGACGAGCATTAGATCGTTCAGCCTTCTTAACCAGTTTCTCAGCTTTCTTAAGAGGTCTGCCAACCTGCTTACGCATTTTTTCATCCATTATTTCCCCTTATGGTGCAATCCTCTTAGAGTTTCAGCTAAACGAGCGCGCTTTCCAAGCTTTCCCTTGGCATGAGCCGCTTTCTCTAATTTACCCGCAGGGATCTTTTTGCCTGCTGGAACTCCCATTTCTTTATGTAACGCCCCTTTGTGCTTTATAGCTTCCTGAATCCATTTCTTAGCCATCACTCACCTTTGTGCTTATGTTTCTTTGCCATCTCTTTGTGATGCTTGGCTTTTTCTTTATGATGCTCATGCATTTTCATGTGGTGTTCGTGCTTATGAGAATCCTTCCCGCCTTTCACTTCATCTGCATGGCTCAATTTATGTTTTTTCATTCTTCATGCCCTCTTAATTGTTTGTTTGCATTTAAAATAATTTCTTTCTTTTTAACCTTACGTTCCCTATGAAAAGAGAAGGTGAAATCAAGTTTCTTAAACTATTTTTTTATTAAAAGGTCAACGATGTATTGGAAGAGAATTGAATCAGTAGTTCGTGAGATGGGAGGGCTGAGAAAAGATAGCTCTAATTGGATCTGGAATTACACGGCTCCAGCGAGGACAGCGCACAAAGTACACCTGCTTTCACTCATAAGGTTCGGCGAGAGGAACCAGGTGATGTAACCCCTGAATCTCTTGATTCAGTTTTTGATTTTCTTTTTCCAGAACCCCTATCTTGGCATACATTGAAGCTCTAGTTCTATTTAGTTCTTCTTTAAGTTTATATAGCTGATATCTCAATTCAAGGAAGTTGGTTGGGAGCTGATCCGCTGGCCAAATCTCCATCTGTTCGGGTGGGTGTTCTTCTTCCTTTCGCTTCTTTAGTTTCATGATACCTCTCTTTAAGCGTTCTATTGTAAGTGTTGCTAAGATTTACATAAAGATATTAACAATAGAGCACGGGGTTTCACCGTAATGCTTAGTTGCTTCGTGATGATAGACTTGGGAATCATCATGTATAACAATCCCCTTCAAACAATCTTCTAAGAACTTTTGCAAATTTGTGAGATCTGGGCGCTTCACATGCACCACCCTATTTTGCAATATTTTATCTCTTTCTTTCTGTGAAGAAGAGGAAGGGATCTTCATGAAGAATTCATACGATATCGAGCAGGGAGTCATCAAAGGTTCCCAGCACCATTGATCTCTTATAATCGATTGGTACCTTTCTCTCTCTTTATGCCTGGGGTTGAAACTTGTCCTTCCGTACCCTCCGTGCGCCTTCCAAGAGACCGGAACCCCTTCTATTCTAATCGTATGTTGCATTCCTCATGATTATGACAACTTTTGTTTTTAATCAAACCCAAAATCCTTTAGGGTGAGCCTACCGTCCGACATCATACATATCCTTTTAGATAGTGGGCGAAGTGGTTTGCGATTTCCTTTGTACAATCTATAGAGCGATCCGTACGGTAAATTTTTTTTCACGGCAAAGTCATGAAGATTTTTGCAATGTTCATCGACAAATTCCTTGAACTTTGGACAGCTGTGCTGGTTTTCCATTTCTTTCCTCTTGTGCTAATTCTTCTACTTTTGCTAGTATGGTAGCATAAATGATGTGAAATGTTCAAGGAGAAGAGTAAATGTACTGTGTGATGAGCGCGGCGGAGGAGAAGTACAACGCTCGCAATGAATTAGACGAGGTCTTCGAAGAGGTAGAATCTTATGATCCCTCTGAATATCTAGAAGACATGTTTCAAGAATACGATGAAATGTGCGCCTATGATTTGGCACAGGCGCACATAGAGAACAAACTATTCCATGGGAGGTAAGAAATGGAACAGAAACAGATTATCGCGGCATTGGTTAAAGCGCAACTCAAGATCAAGGCTCCCGTGAAAGACGGGATCAACCCAGTATTTAAGAACAAGTACGCTACCTACGACGCAATTATGCAGGCGGTCCGCATACCTCTAGCTGAAGAGGGTATCGCTATCTCTCACAACACTAAGATGGAAGGGGGGGTAACGGTTCTTGTTACGCGCCTGTTACATATTTCAGGGGAGAGCATAGAAAGTGAGTTCCCGATGATCATAGAAAAGCCAACGTCCCAGGGAGTGGCGAGCGCGAACACTTACGCCAAGAGACAAGGAGTGTGCAACCTTCTTTCGCTAGCAGGAGATGACGACGATGATGGAAACGCGGCCTCTATCGCCAAAGATAAAAAAGAAGAGAAGGGTAGGATTTCTCCTAAGCAACACGATGAGCTAAAATCCTACATAAATGGGGATAAAGAGATAACTGACAGAATCTTGGAGAGATATAAAGTTAAGACTCTTGCAGATCTAAACACAGAAATTTTCCCATTAGTTCTAAATGGTGTGAAGACATTGAAGAGGGTTGAAGCATGATATACCTGGATCTAAAACAGAATACCCCTGAGTGGGAAGAGTATAGAAAAACTAAGATGGGGGCGAGCGACATTGCCCGCCTCATGACTGGGAACGAGCAAGAGGTTTATTCTCTCTACCTCGAGAAAAAGGGGTGGAAAAAACCATTCGTAACCGCAGCGATGCAACGAGGGCACGACCTAGAACCATCCGCCATCTCTTATTTCGAGATCGCAAGCGGTAAGGATTTCCCCAAGCACACTTCCCTTTCCAGTAAATACGATTGGTTGATGGCGAGCTTTGATGGATACAACGAAAATAATAATGAGGTGTTAGAAGTTAAGTGCTTAATGAATATCCCTGACAGGATCGAGGATCACAAGGATTATAAGAAATTCTGGTGGCAAGTTCAGGCTCAGATGATGGTCTGCGGTGGGTATCACGCTTACCTCCTCTACTTTTCTCCTGAGAAGCAGGTTTCGGGAACTATAGCGTCCGATGCCTCAGCTTTCGAGCAGATCGCGATTAAAGGTAAGTGGATGATCGATTGCATAAATGGAAGTATCGAATTCCCAGTCCCCATAATCGAGAGGTACGACAATGAATGGTACGATGCCGCGGAAGCGTGGAAGAAGGCGAGAGAAAAGCTCGAGGAGGCTCAAGAGCTCGAAGCTATATGCCGAGAGTCCATGATCTACCTCGCCGAGGACAACAGCGTCGTTGGAAACGGGGTGGCTCTAACCCGCGTTGAGCGACGAGGGACGGTGGATTACTCAAAGATCCCAGAGCTCAAATCTATCAACCTCGATGCATTCCGCAAGCCTTCCAGTGTAACGTGGAGG